GCATGGACCAGGGCGGAAAGCTCTGTTTGTGGAACGCCGAAGCCTTGCGGTTGCCCCACGTCGCGAGCGGATCGCCAGTGATTATCACCGAGGGCGAATTTGACGCGCTCATCGCCATCCAGAGCGGATTTCAGGCGACGGTCTCGGTTCCCAATGGGGCGCCGGCAGAGCGCATCGACGATCCCGTCAATTCCAACCGCTATCGGTTCCTGTGGGAAAGCAATGACGATCTGGAGCGGGTCAAGCAGTTCGTTCTGGCGACTGATGGCGACAAGCCGGGGGTGACGCTGGCCCACGATCTTGCCGCGATCCTTGGCCCAGAGCGCTGCAAGTTCGTCACCTATCCGGACGGCTGCAAGGATCTGAACGAGGTGTTCCTTGCCGAAGGGACGGTCGGGGTTTCGCGTGTCATCGACCAGGCCAAGCCGTTCCCGGTCAAGGGTCTCTATCGCATCGACGATTTTCCGGAGGCTCCCGAGCTCCAGTCGATGGAAACCGGAATCGACTGCCTCAACGAGCACATGCGGATTGTTCTCGGAACGCTCACGGTTTTCACCGGCTACGCCAACATGGGCAAAACCACGGTGATGAACACGATCGTCGCCCATGCCATAGCTCACGGCGTGCCGACATGCGTGGCGAGCTTTGAAACGGCTCCGAAGCCAATCCTCATCGACGGTCTCGCAAAAGCCATGATCGGTTGCAGCGATTACGAGTTCATCGATCACCCGCTGCGGGTCGGAGCCTACAAGGAAATTGGAAGCAAGCTCACGATCATCTCGAACGCTCTGGATGAGGAGTTGGAGTTCGACATTGATACGTTTCTGGACACGGCGAGGGCATCGATCGTCCGCGACGGAACTAGGCTTATCGTCTTGGATCCGTGGAACGAGCTTGAACACAAACGGAGACGGGACGAGAGCCTGACCGAATATGTCGGCCGCGCCATTCGCCGGGTCAAATCGTTTGCAAGGCGCAACAACGTCGCGGTGTGGATCGTCGCGCATCCAACCAAGCCGCAGAAGGGCGTCAATCAGATGCCCTCGCTCTATGACGTTTCAGACAGCGCCAATTGGTCAAACAAGGCCGATTACGGGCTCGTCTATCACCGGCCAGACAAGACCGTGAACGCGGCTCAACTGGCGGTCGTCAAGGTTCGCATGGGACTGCCTGGATTCTGCGGAGTGCAGGACGTGTTCTTCGACCATCGCGTCAGCCGCGTTGCTGGCATCTCACCCACCGGAGGAAGGTAATGGCGTCTCGGGGGATCAAGGGAGGGGAGCATGGCTAAGCGCAGAGGACGACCGAGGAAGCCTGGACCGCGTAAGCTCGACGGGACGCTGGAGCGCGGCAAGTTCACACCGCCACCGGATCACATTTTGGAGCGGCGGAAGCTGTTTTCATTCGTCAACCCAACCGCCGGACCGGACGGCCGCAGCGGCGAGATCGACCAGGATGTGTGCGACGGGATCGGGCAGTTCCACGCCTTGGGCCTGCTCGACGGCTATCCGATCGACGCGTTGGAGCTGCGCAATATCGGCAGGGAATGGCGCGACTGGTTCGTAAGCCTGCTTCGCCGGCAGGGTTACAAGGGCGGCGGCTACGAGCGCATGGACAAGGCGCGGGAAAGTGAGCCGAGGCACAGCGAACGACTTGACCGGATGGACGATGCTCTGACCGGTTACGAGCGATCGGCACTGATGAGCCTGCTGATCGATCCAGTTGTCGGAAGTTGGCCACTTGGCGAAGAGAACAGCCCTTGGGTTCGCGGGATCATCGGCGCCGAGCTTTTGAAGCGCGGGAGAATTGTCCAGTTCGTGTGCGTGACGGGGAGCGATTACCAGCTTCTGGCGGCGGCGATCCGGGGACTCTTCAGCCTGCACGACGCGAGCTTGCCGGGGCGGTACGAGCGGCGCGCTGCTTAGTCGCGGAACACTTTACCAGCCTCACGCGTTGTCCCCGCGACCACTTGACGCGGGGCTAATTTTGGTGTATGCCAGCTAATGAATTGGCTTGCGCCCGCCGGAGATGATCCGAGCGGGCGTTTTTGTTTCCCGCGCCGATCCCCTGCGGGGCTTCCCCGGCCAGCGGCTCCCTTCGCCGACGCACTGATGCAAGAAGCGGCGCAATAGTCACGCTGTGCCGGGGATTTCCTATGTCGAGATTCCGCAAACGCCTGATCTGGGAAAGGGCTCGTGTCGTGTCTGAAAGCGACGAAGGTTTGGAGTGCAAGCCGGAATTGCTGCTCTACGCCTTCGAACTGGTCGGCGGCTATGCCACTGGCAAAAGCCACAAGGCCAAGCTTGAGAACCGAATGGAGCTGGCGCTTAGCCTCGTCGATTGGGCAATTTCCGAATGTGATCGCGGGATGAAGTTGCTAGAGCTTTCATCGCAGATGGCGATTTCGCCCCGTCCTCCAGGGCCGATTGTCGGCTTTCCGTGATCCTCTTCCGCCAGCCCGCGAAATACCGGGCATGGTGGGACACGGACTTCAGCCGGAACTGGTTTTTGACTGGATTGCTGGCGCTGCTTTGGGCGCAGCACTTCACTCCGATTCCGCACATGCCCGCAGACAACGACAAAGACCATCTGAGATGGTGAGGGTTAAGCAATGACCATTGAGGTGACCTACTTCACCGGCTCGCCGAATTACAACATGTACGGCACCCCGATCAGCTCTGAAACCGTGACTGCCTCCGGAACATCGGCGCAGTCCGGAACAACCCCGGCTAATGCGAGGATCGTCCGCATCCGCGCGACGGCAAACGATCGATTCGCCTACGGCTCAAACCCGACCGCCACGGCCACTGCCGGCGCGAACGGTCATTACATCGGATCTGGCGACATCATCGATCTCGACGCGGTGTCCGGAAACAAGATCGCGGTGATTACCGCCTCCTAAACGACTGACAATCCTGTCACCGCCCACGCCTTAGGCGAGCGGAAACGCGAGGGATTAAAATAGTGGAAGCTACTGCCAAGCCGCCCGCCGCAGGGAAGGGGCGCCCGAAAGGCGCTGTCAACAAGACAACAGCCCTCGCCAAGGAAGCGATTGCCCAAGCCGCCGAAGGATTGGGCGGAGCTGAGCGCCTGATCCTGTGGGCCAAGGAGGACGCGCAAAACGAGCGCGCCTTCTGGACACAGATCTACACCAAACTCCTACCGCTTCAGGTGAACGCTGACGTGAAAGCCTCCATTGAGGAGGTAAGGCACCGGATCATTGACCGCGCTCCAAATTGACGTGGCTCGGGCTTTTCGCCCGTTGCTCGATCCAGCGCGATACAAAGGGGCCTATGGAGGCCGCGGCTCTGGGAAGTCGCAGTTCTTCGCTGGCGAGATGGTGGCGATTGCCATCCGCAAGCCTGGCTTTCGAGGGCTGTGCTGCCGCGAGGTGCAGAAGAGCCTCAAGGAATCGGCCAAACGGCTAATTGAGCAGAAGATCGAAGAGTACGGCGTCGGCGAGATGTTCGACGTGCAGGTCGATGGCATCAAGACGCCCGGTGGTGGACTGATCGCCTTCGCCGGCCTTCAGGATCACACGGCGGAATCGATCAAGTCTTACGAGGGTTTTGACGTGGCGTGGGTCGAGGAGGCCCAGACGGTCAGCGCGAAATCGCTCAATCTTCTTCGGCCCACAATCCGAAAGCCGGGAAGTGAATTGTGGTTCAGTTGGAACCCTCGCCGCAGGGTCGATCCTGTCGATGCGATGTTGAGGGGTGAGGAGCTTCCGACCGGCGCGCAAGTCATTCGGGCGAATTGGGACGCGAACCCGTGGTTTCCCGAAGAGCTGGAACAGGAGCGGCTCGACTGCCTTAGAATGCAGCCCGAGCATTACGATCACATTTGGGAAGGCGGCTACGTCACCGTTGCTGAGGGGGCGTATTACGCCAAGCCCCTGCTGGAAGCGCGGCAGCAGGGCAGGCTAACGACGCTTTCGCCTGATCCCTTGTTCGCTATGCGGGCCTATTGCGACATTGGCGGGGCCGGGGCTCGGGCCGACGCATTTTCGATGTGGGTCTGCCAGTTCGTCGGCGGACGCATCAACGTGCTGAACTATTACGAGGCGCAGGGTCAGCCGATCGCCGAGCATATGGCGTGGCTGCGCTCGCAGGGGCTGGATGCTGGCAAGGTCGAAATCTTCCTGCCTCACGATGGCCTGAAGGAGGGCGGCCCCAATCCGGGCAGCTTCGAGAGCGCGTTCAAGGACGCGGGCTACAGCGCCACGACGCTGCGGAATGAGGGTTCTGGGGTGGCGGGCGCAAAGACGGCGCGCATCGAGGCATCGCGACGGCTGTTCCCGTCGATCTGGTTTGACGAAAGCAAATGCTCTTCCGGCCTGGATGCTCTGGGCTGGTATCACGAGAAGCGGGACGATGACCGCGGCGTCGGACTTGGGCCTGAGCACGATTGGTCGAGTCATGCCGCTGACGCTTTCGGTTTGATGTGCGTCGATTACAGACCGCCCGCAGCGGCGAAGCGATTGGGCATGAGCACAATGGCGAGGAGGGTAGTTTGATCGAAGTCGCACCCGACTTGCTCGCCTTCCTCCAGCAGGAAGAAACGCGCGGCCGCAACGAAAGCCTGGAACTGCGCGCCGAAACCGCACTGAAGAGTTACAACGGCGATTATTACGGCGACGAGGTTGACGGCTGCTCCAAGGTCGTTGCCCGCGACGTGGCCGAAGTCGTCGATTACATGACCATCAGCCAGGGGCGCAATTTCGTCTCCGGCGATCGGGTGGTGGAGTTCGAACCGGATTCCTCGCAGATGGAGCAGGTTGCGGACGACGCCACGGAGGTCATGCACCGCGACTTTGCCCGCAAGGGCTATTCGCTCATCATGGACTGGATCAAGGCCGGGAACATCGAAACTCTCGGCATTGTGAAAGCCTGTGCGGAGCGGCGGAAGAAGCGGACGGAAGTCATATCTGCCGACCCCGAGGGCGACGGGGCGATCGAGGCGGACAGCCTTGGTGTCGATCCCGCCAGTGGCATGGAGATGTTCCGCGCCATTGTGCTTCAGGACGCGCCGACAGAGTTCCGGGATTATCTGGTCCCGCTGGAAGAGTTCCGCATCGCCCCGGAAACCAGAGATCCTGACGAAGCGGTCTATATCGCGCACGCCTCGATGCGAACGCTCTCCGAGCTCGTCGAGATGGACCTGTGCAGCGCGGACGAAGCCGAGACGCTGCAGGGTGATGAATTGCCCAGATCATTGTCTCAGGCCCGCGACGGTGGACTGGAGACGGTCGGCATCCATCGCAGCGACGTGCATCGCCGCGTGCTGCTGCTTGAGGAATATGTTCTCTTCGACGCAGACAGGGACGGCATAGCCGAAAGGCTCTGCGTTCACCGCGTCGGCAACACGGTGCTGCGCATTGAGGAATGCGACTATCAGCCGTTCGTGATCTATTGCCCGTTCCCGATGCCGGGGCGGCTTGCTGGTCACTCGCTGGCCGACAAGGTTACGGACATACAGCGCATCCGCACGGCGCTGATGCGGCTGAACCTCGATGGCCTCTATCGCAACCTCGCGCCACGGACCTACGTTCCAGACGATTGCGTCAATGAGAATACCTACGATGACCTGCTGACCGTCATTCCGGGCGGACTGGTGCGCTACAGGGGCGTTCAGGCGCCTACGCCCGAGCCTAAGAACGATGTTTCAGCGATTGCTCTCCAAGCCAGTGAAGCGCTCATTGCCGAGCGCGAGAGCCGCACGGGCATTACGCGGCTCAACCAGGGCCTTGACGCTGATGCGCTGAACAAGACCGCCACTGGAACCGCGCTGATGCAGGCGCAGGGCCAGCAGATGGAGGAATATCTCGCCCGCAACTTCGCCGAAGCGCTGGCGCGATTGATGCGGCTGAAGCTCAAGCTTCGCGCGCGTTACGGCCAGCCCATGCGCCTCCGGGTTGACGGGGAGTATCGCGACATCGATCCCTCGCAATGGCCCGAGGACATGGAAGTGATGATCCGAGTCGGCTTGGGATCGGGGCGCAAGGAGCAGCGGCTGATGAACCGCATGAACCTTCTGAATATCCAGCGCGAGTGCATGTTGGGCGGTCTGCCGATCGTTCAGCCCGAGCATATCTATAAATCGATTGCTGGCGTGGTGAAGGACGCCAACCTTGGCTCGCCGGCTGATTTCGTCGCCGATCCCTCGACCCTGCCGCCGCAGGAGCCGCAGCCCGATCCAGAGATGGTGAAGGTTCAGGCTCAGCTTCAGATGGATCAGGCCAAGCACGAAGGCGACATGCAGATCAGGGCTGCCGATCTTCAGGGCAAGCAGCAAGAGGGTGCGCTGAAGCTGCAACTGTCGCAGCAGGAATCGGCGGCGAAGCTTCAGCTTGAAGCGCAGAAGGCCGAGTTCGAACGCGAGCAGGCGATCGCGCAGATGATGTTCGAACGCGAACTGGCCGTGCAGAAGCTGGAGCATGAGAAGCATCTCGCGTTCTACAAGGCTGACAAAGACGCTGAGGCGAAGCGCTACAGAGAAGGCGGGAGCTTGGCTCAGTAATGGACCGCGACCACACCGCCGAAACCGCAGCACGAGGCCAGCGGGCGCAACTCTGCGACGAGTTCATTCGCCCGATCCTTGAAGACACGAAGGAGGGCTATCTCGCACGCATTGCTGAGATCGCGTCAACTGAGTTGAGCCCGAAGGTGCGGAGCGAGAAGATCACCGCGCTATCCATTGCGCTGAAGGTGCTTAGGAACCTGACCAACGGACTGGACGCCGCCATTGAGGCGGGCCGGGTTGCCGAGCGGTCGCTGATCAAGTCCGCCGAGATTGAGCGCATGGGCACCGAGAGGCGGCGCCTGCTCGATATTGTGCCGCTGAGATAACCATAAGAGCGGGGTCAACCCGCCACCACCATCCACGCCACACGGCGGGATCGCTCAACTGAGCGCAACAAGAGCCTGAAAAAGGACGATCGACAATGGCCCAGCCCGAAGTGGCAGCCGGAGGCGACGGCAATCCCGCTGACGCAAACCCGGCAGACGCATTCAACGCAATCGCCGAC